TTCAGCGTCAGGCCTGGGACGAGAACCTGCCGTTGTTCCCGGTCAGCCGTGACCCGGATCCAAGGGAGTTCAGGTCATCGCAGGATGCACGGAAGCGTGCACGAATCGAGGAATCGCTGCGGCAGGCCGAGGAGGTGGTGGACCGCCCGATCTGGCTTGAACATGACAAGGACTTCCGTGGCCGCACTTACGTGTCATCGCGGCTGGTGGGGCACCAGGGGCCGGACTACAGCAAGGGCGTCGTGGAATTTCACGATGGTGAATCCACCGACGAGAAGGGATTCGATCACCTGCTGATGGCCGCGGCCGGCCACTACGGACTGAGTAAAAAGACCTGGGAAGAGCGGCTGCAGTGGGGAAAGGACAACCTGCATCTGATGAGCGCGGTGGTGCAGGCGCCACTGGATCGGCTCGATCTCTGGAAGCAGTCGTCAGATCCTTGGCAGTTCCTCCAGGCGGCGAAAGCGATCAACGATTATTTGATGAATCCGGCCAGGAAACTGCATACGCCGATCAGATTTGATCAGTGCTGCAGTGGGACGGGGATCGTCTCTTGTCTCACCCGAGACAGAGAGTTAGCCGAGTTAACCAACATTATTTGGACAATGCAATCCCCGGTGGATCTCTACACCGTGGTGGCAGAAGACCTGCTGTTGCTGTTGCAGAAGGATCTGCAGGGGTTTGATTTCAGGTCAGCGCGGATGGCAGAGCTCTGGCTGAAGCATCCGATCGATCGTCAGCTCACCAAGCATCCGTGCCTCACGACGATTTACGGGGCGACCCATTGGGGCATCGTCGAATTCCTGACGGCATTCCTGATGGACCGCACGCCGATGGTCGATCTGGATTCCTGGGATCGGGAGTATGTCTGGCCAGCGCAGTATCTGAGCCAGAAGCTGCATCTGGTGATCGGTGAGCGGATGCGCAGCTGTATCGAGCTGCAGGCGTGGCTCAAGGCCGTCTCCAAGGCCTGCATGAAGCGTCAGCAACGGATTCGATTCCACACGCCGATGGGGTTCCCTGTGAGCCTTGGAGTCGAGCAGGAGAAGCGCACCAAGATCGCGACGGCAATCAATGGTTCAAAGCGTTGGCAGACCACTGACACCGTGATCATTCCCGGTGAGCTCAGCGCCAGGGCCACCAACAGGGGCATCATGGCCAACGTCATTCACGCATTCGATGGTTCGTTGTGTGATGCAGTTGTGCAGAGAATGCACGGGGTCGGGAAACAGGTGCTCACGAACCACGATTGCTTTGGTGCGTTGCCCAGCAACGCCTCCCTGCTGCACCGTCTGCTGCACCAGGAACTGCGGGAACACTTCAAGCCCGACTGGTTGCTGGAGATGCACCGAGAGATCAGCAGCAATAGTGGAATTGAGCTGCCGATGCCACCACATGTAAACAGTTTGTGCGAGGGAAATATCGGTCACAACCCTTACTGCTACTCATAGTCTCAAAATGGTCGCGGTAGATTCATTGACAGCTACGACCTAGGCCTGCAAACTCGATCTGCACATCACCACTGCAGAACAAAATGGCCACCTGGCAATCAAAAATCGTCTATACGCCGCCGATGTATGCGTCGTATCCGTTCCTTGTCGATCCCCGTAATGGCTCGGGCAAAGCCGATGGCCCCGACAAGGACAAGTCTTGGCGCTTAAACGTGGTCGGCGACCAGAACGATCCCAAGGTCAAGGCGTTTTTGAATCAGATCAAGGGCTTTATGAAAGAAGCTTGGGGCCCTGAGGTTGGATTCAAAAAAGACAGCAACCCGATCATCAGCAAGAACGGGATGCCGATGCGCCCTGAGATGGTGCAAAACGACGATGGCGAAATGGTGAAGACTGGCCGACTCTCAATGAAGGTCACCCGAAAGCTGATTGACGGTCGCACCAAGGCCCCTCAGGGCGGTCCGCTGTTGGTTGATTCCTCTGGGGTCAAGGCTTGGCCAAAGTCACTTCTGATTGGCAATGACTCAGTTGTGAGCGTCAAGCTGCATTTCTGGGCATGGGATCGCAGAAGCGAAGGTGAAGGCGTTGGCATTAGCGCTGAACTTCATGGGGTTCAGGTGATTGAGCACATCCCCTATGAAGGCGGCGGTGCAGAAATCAATGCCGATGGGTTCGCCCCTGTCGCCGGTGGTGCGGTTGCCCCTGATGCTCCTGAAGACGACTTTCAGAACCTGCCGCAGGATGACTTCAGCCAACAGCTGAGGAAAGCAGCAGAAGAGACCGAAGCGGCCAGCGCTGGTTACACCGACGATGAGCCGTTCTGATGCCGGCGATGGTGCACCAGCGGTTCACGCTGAATGTTCCACTGATGTCGAAAGCCCGGCCTCGGGCTTTCCACGGGCAGAAGACCCCTTACATGCCTGCGACATATAAGAAGTGGAAATCGCTGGTTCGTGCACAGCTGGCCGAGTGGTGGACCGACCCGCCACTGCAGAAGATCGAAGTTCTTACGTTCAAGTTTTTTGGCCCAGCCAGGGGTGACTTGGACAATCTGATGGGCGCTGTGCTCGATGCCGGGAACAAGCTCATCTGGGAAGACGATCGAGTTTCGATCATCTCGAAGCTCCAGGGCGAGCACGAAAAGGCCAAAACCAACGATCAAAAAATCGAAATCAGGCTCTGGTATCTCCCATGAAATGTCCCCATTGCGGACACGAAAAGAGTCGTGTCCTTGAAACGAGAGGTGATCGCAGGGTCCGCCAATGCGGTGAATGCCTCAAAGACTTTGCCACCTATGAATGCCTGGCCGCATACGCCGGCCGCCATGCCGGCTGGATCCATGAGCAGCCACCGGTGGAGGAGGCGCCACCAGCGCCGAAAAAGAAGCGGCCTCAGAAATACCACCCAGCAGTAGCAATTGGTTCAATGAGTCAGGAGAACCCTGAGCTCACCCAGCTGTTGCTGACGTGGTGGAACGAGGCTCGATGGTCAAAAAACCCCGGAGCTACATGGACCCAAAGCGCTTGGGAATCCACTGTCCGCAGGGTGTTTGCCATGGAGCCGAAAAAGGCCATGAGGCTGGCTGCCCGTGGCGTTGAAACCGGGTGGATGACCCTTCAGGAGAAATACCTAGAGGGCGAGACCGCTTCGGATGACGGCACGTTCATGCCTTCAAACCCGGCAATGCGTGCGGCGCTTGAATCATGGAACTGACTTTTCAGACGTTCCTGGCTGGTGTCGAGATGATCCAGCAGCAACTGCGCGTCAAGCGAGACGATCGCTGGTCAGCAGCGGTCTGCAAAATCAAATACGCCAGTTTTCGCAGTGAGTTCCCTGAGGTCAACGAGGCTCAGTTCTGCTGGGCCTGCGAGCAGTGGATCCAGCAATTCTCTGCCAAAGACTTCGCCACGATGCCGACGTGGCGTGAGCTGATGGTGCCGCTCTACGCCTGCGAAAACGGCCAGGCCAATCGGTCCTGGGGTTTCAAGCGTGAGCTGCCGGCATCAGTTGCACCCACAGAACAGCAGAAGGCATTGCTGCCATCAGAGGTGAAATCTATCGCTGGTGCTGCCGATCCTCACAACGCCGCTGCCTATGAGGTGGTGGTCACTCCACGGATCAAGGAACAGCACCTGCTGCCGGAGATCCCGATGAGCCGAGATGAGCTGACCCCAGAGCAGTGGGCGAAGTATCTCCGCGAGCTCGAAAAGGAGATCAATGGAACCTCTGATTGATCTCGGCTCTCTCCAAGGAATTCTTGAGAGAGGCCTGATCACCGGCAAGTGGTCAATCGCTCAGTTCAACAGACGTGATTACTGGAGCGAAATCACACCCAAACACCCCAAACACCACATTCTTCCAAGCAGTGAATTCCTTAAAACCAACCCACAATTCCTTGACCAAAATTTCAGGGATCTATCCGCATACGAGAGAGCAAACCATCGAAGAGTTATCTAAACTCAAGAACAAAGGTTTGGTTGACATCGATCGCAGCACGATTGAAGCCTACATTCATTTTGCTAGTGACGGTTACGACGCTGCTTTCAAAGAAGACAATGCTCACAACCAGGCTTGGTGGGACGGGGCTTTGGCGATGGCACGCTGGATTCAGGAGGCCGACGGACAGTGAACTATCTTCTCTATGACACTGGATTTTTCGCGTATCGTTTTGCTGCCGGGAACAGCGAAGATTTTGATTTTGGCAACGGTTGGTTTATCCATGGCTGCAATCATGACAATGCGCTCAATGATTTCATCTGCCACACGCAGGAATTGCTCGAAGCGTTCCCTGGATACACTCCATGGCTCGTCGAAGGCGGCAAGCGCACATTCAGGCATGAGCTCTGGCCGGACTACAAGAAAAACAGAAAAGATCGCAGAGCTCCTGCGGGCTATGGCATCTTCCTTGAGAGTCTGAAAGAGCACGCCAAACAGCAAGGCTGGCTGGGTGGCGGCTGGCCGAATGTCGAAGATGACGATGTGCTTGGACTGCTGAGCGGCGACAACGCTGTAATCGTCTCAGGCGACAAGGATCTGCTCACCATCCCCGGCAAGCACTATCGCGACGGCGAGCTTGTCACTGTCACTGAGGCTCAGGCTGATGCGCAGTTTTTCAAGCAAGCGTTGATGGGGGATGCCACTGATGGCATCCCTGGCTGTAAGGGAATTGGAGAGAACAACAAGATCTTTCGCAGCAAGGAATGGGTTACGGCAGAAACACCAGCTGAGTATTGGGTGCAGGTTCTTTATCAATACGAGAAAGCAGGATTTGATGAACTCCATGCCATCACGATGGCCAGATTGGCTCGCATCTTGAGGCCAGGTGAATACGACCTGAATGCAGGTACTCCTCACCTGTGGGAACCACCGGTAACCTGAGGCTGTCTCTATCTATGTATGAGCGATTACTTCCCGCCAATCGATGAACGATTGGTGGCTGCATTGGCGGCAAAGTTTCCGTCGCAGTCGCCATCGCTCGAAACTCCAGAGCGTCAGGTCTGGTTCGATGCGGGTTGTGCTCATGTTGTTGAGTGGCTTGCACTCAAGCTGGAAGAGCAGAATGAGTTGAACCTGGAGGGACCCTGATGTGCATGGGTGGTGGCGGTGGAGGAGGCGTCATCACGATGCCTGACACCGGTGCATACGACCGGATGTATGACCAGCAGCTGCAAATGATGCAGATGGCGCAGTCCAGCGAGCTGACTGGATTTCAGTCGGAGTTGGACAACGCTGTGATGGCACAGCAGGATTTATTGACTGACCTCAGGGATCTGCGAGAGGAACGCGCAGAGGAGGTGGCATCAGTGGAGGCAGAAGCGCGTCGGATGAGCAACATCATCGGGGCACCTCCACCGGAGCCCAGCGCCAAAGCCCCGGTGATTGCAGACGCACGCAACAAACCCAAGACCCAAGCGGCCAAGGGGAAGCGTGGACTGCGCATCGGTCGATCAGTCGCCAGCACCTCTGGGGCTGGAACTGGCCTGCAAATTTACTAGGAGTCAATCATGTGTTTCGGTTCACAGCCACAGTCACCCACTGTTCAATATGTCGGCCCGTCCGACTCAGACATCAGGCGTCAAGAGCAGTCATTGGCGGCGTTCCAAAGGCAGATCGAGCAGCAGCAATCAGCGACTGCATCACAGATCCAGCAGCAGATTGACGCGGCGAATGCTCGCACTGCTGAGATTCAAAGCCAATACGACGCCGAACTTGCTGTTGCTCAAGGCGACACCAGTGCAGCGGAGGCAGCAGCAGCCACAGCAGCCGCTGAAGCGTTGCAGGCCAAGCAGGATGCAGCTGCAGCAGCAGGCGCCAGTTACACGCCAGTTGGCGCATATGGCGTCACTGCATCGATGAGTGAGGCCCCAACGGCTCAAACCACTGAAAAAATCAAGCCCAAAAAGAAGCCGAAGAACAGCCTGAAGATTTCGCCAACGGCTACCACAGCGGCCGGGTCTGGCCTCAATATCGGAGTCTGATCATGAGCGCTTACGTCTCACAGTCGGCCATTAACGCCGCTCTCGAAAGGATGGCCCGGGAGCAGGAAGAGGAAGATCGCAGGCAGCAGGAGAGCGACGCCCGCAAAAGGCAGGCGCGACTAGACGCGCTGGCCAGAGAGCGATCGGCAATCGGCAGGGCACAGGAGCAAAGGCGTCGAGAACTTGAGGCTCAGCGTGCTGCATCTTTGGCAGCCTCCCAAGCGCGGGTGGAAACACTCAGGCAGCAGCAGGCGCAGCGTTTGGCTCAAATGCAACAGCGCCAGCAGCAGCAGACGGCTGCAGCAGAAGCCTCAAAAGCTGCGGCGTTGGCCAGCCAAGCAGCGGCAGAGCAAAGCAAGGCAGAGAGCATGGCGGCAGGCCAGGCCGTGTCGTCGTCTCTGGGAATCATCTCCAACGCTGGAGGCCAGCAGGGCAAGACCGCGACAGTCAGCAAGCGTCAACGGCGCGGCAGGGGCGCTCGTCGCACCACGTCATCGCTGAGCATCGGGCAGACCGGTAGCGGCAGCGGTTCAGGATCCAACCTCTCTATCTGACCATGAAGTGCGCTCAATCGATTTACGATCAACTCTCCAGTGAGAGGAACTACTGGCTCGATCGAGCGCGGCGGTCAGCGAGCCTCACGATTCCGTATTTGATCCCGATCTCCAACACTCCAACGATGGAGAACGTGGATGCGTTTCGGCTGCCATGGAACGGCATCGGGCAGAGGGGAACTAACAATTTGTGCGCGAAGCTGTTGATGTCAATTCTTCCGCCGACAGAAGCATTTTTCCGTTTCACCCTGGATCCGGTGGAACAGGAAAAGCAGGAGGCAGAACTGCTGGCGCAAGGCGTTACACCAGAGCAAATTGCTGCAACCAATTCAGCAAATGAGCTGGCGCTGAACAAGCTGGAGCTGTCGATTCTGCGCAGCATCGAGACCAGCAATGACCGGGTGATGGTGCATGAAGCATTGATGCACCTTGTCGTCGGTGGCAACTGCCTGATGCACATCGATGAGGATGGCCTGCGGGTGTTCCCGTTGAATCAATACGTGATTCTGCGTGACCCGATCGGGGAGCCATTGTGCGCTGTCGTCAAAGAAACGATGGCGATCGATCAGCTGCCGGCGAGCATCCGCAATGAACTGAGCAAAGACAAAGATGAATATGGCCAGCTGCTGGACAGAAATGATCCAATGCCGACGGGTGAACCGCAAAAGAAC